CTGTATTAGTTGGTGGTGCAACAACAATTGCTGGTACATTAGAACTTGATTCTTATCTGGAAGACAGATATGGTCAGGTTGGTGCTGCAACATCTGTTCTGATTGGTGATGCCTCTGGCGTCAAGTGGGAATCAATTGCAACTGCTGCACTCCAAGGTCCCAAAGGTGAGAAAGGACAAAAGGGACAAAAAGGAGAAATCGGTCCAAAAGGTGATAAAGGTCAGAAGGGTGATAAAGGTCAAAAAGGTGAACTTGGCCCTACTGGACCCAAAGGTCAGAAGGGTGAACTTGGTGAAAAAGGTCAGAAGGGTGCTCAAGGTCCTACTGGTCCTACTGGTCCTACCGGCCCAACTGGTCCACAAGGTCCCACTGGTCCCACAGGCCCAACGGGTCCTAAGGGTCAGAAGGGTGCTCAAGGTGCAACAGGTCCTAAGGGTGAGAAGGGACAAAAGGGTCAAACTGGCGCAACAGGTCCCACAGGTCCCACAGGTCCCGTCGGCCCAACTGGTCCCACAGGTCCTACAGGCGCTAAGGGCGAGAAGGGTCAGAAAGGTGCCCGAGGCGCAACAGGTCCCACAGGTCCACAAGGTCCCACTGGTCCTACCGGCCCAACTGGTCCTAAGGGTCAGAAGGGTGCCAGAGGTCCCACAGGTCCCACAGGTCCCGTCGGCCCACCAGGACCTAACACCACTCCATCGGTAACAATTACTGGTGGTGGTAATGATGTTCTGAATTTCTCTGCTAACTCTACGAATGACAACAGAGGTATGTCGTTCAATAGTAGAACGGCTGTTACCGCTGACTATAATGATGGTTGGTTGAGAATCAACAACCAGAATGAATTTGGCAATGGTTGTTACACACCAGAAAGATTCCGTGGTGATACGGGTCTGTTCGTTAATAGTTCTCAGGGTATTTCAAACTCTAGTGGTAACTACGGAACCATTAGAACCACTGGTGGTGGTGATGGTGGTTGGGAAGGTTATTCAATTGATAACCGTTATGTATTCATGGCGGCTGACAATGATAACGCTGGTCTTTATAATGACATTGATAATGAATGGTGTGTTTATTTCCAACGCAACAACTTCACCAAACTGTATTATAATGGTGGAGAAAAGCTTACAACTACAAATGGTGGCATCAGTGTCAGTGGTACAGTTACTGCAAACTCTGACCGTAGATTGAAGGATAACATTCAACCTCTTGATGGATCACTTAATAAAGTTCTGAAGATGCGTGGTGTATCTTTTGAATGGAAAGATCCCAAGATGGGTGAAGGTGAGAACCTTGGTTTTATTGCACAAGAAATGCAAGAAGTTGAACCAAGACTGGTTACTGAAGGTCTTCGAGAAATAACTGGTGAACAGTATCTGACTGTTGCATATTCTTCTTTGACTGCACACCTGGTTGAAGCTATTAAGGAACAAAACGTCGTCATAAATAATTTGAAAGATAGACTCGACAGACTGGAGAATCAGAATGGCACTGAGTAAAGATTATGAAATTACAGGCACGGGTGTTACTGTGCCTGATGCATATTTTGTTATTAGAGAAGTTCGTGTTGAAAAAAGACTTCATGATTTCGTTTTTCCTGGATATCCAGATCTAACAGATGAACAACGCATCGCAAATGGTGAACCAGCTGTAAACTTCAAAGCTGGAAGGATTGCCTGGATCACACTTTCAGTGTATTCTAGTGCTGAAGCCAGAGCAAACGGTATGAAACCAGTTGGTAAACTTGGTCTTGATAACTCTAAAGAGTTTAGATGTTTTATTGAAGATGGTGACATCTCCAGTCAGATCTATACTTATCTGAAAACAACTGATTATTTTAGTGACGCCGTAGACGCATAATGTTTTTTATTCGTGAATACTTCATCAAAGATCCTTCGATCTGTGATTTACTTTTTGATGTAACCAAAGGTTTAAAAGAAAAAGGTTATGGTCAACCTGGAACTGCATGGAGTCCAGATGCACCTGAAGACTATGACATGACCGAAGCCAAAGACAGTTGGGATATCTTGCCAGCTGACTTTGCGGAGATGTATCCAAAGGGACCATCATCTCTTGGTATGGATAAACTTGCAAATGAATTAAATCAAGAAATATTTCCAAAATATTATCAGGACATAGATTTAAATTTTAGGGGTGAACTGTTCTGTATGAATCCTCCCCAGTTTCAACTTTATGAACCTGGAGGTGGATATAAAAAATGGCATGCCGATGCTACTGGTAAGTATACACATCGTATGTTTGTGTATATTTTGTACTTAAATGATGTGCCTGATGGTGGTACAGAATTTAGAGATTGGAACTACACATGTAAAGCTGAAAGAGGAAAAGTAGTGATCTTTCCGGCTAATTTTACACATGTTCATAGAGGACAAATATCACATACATCAGAAAAGACAATTATGACGGGATGGATTGATACTGACATAGTAGAATTGTTGAGGATGGAATGAAAGGTGAATGGTCTGTCTGGAGAAATGCATTTTCAAAAGAAGAGTGTGAAAGTATTGTCGAACGATCTGTAAATTTTCCAGAAAGTGATGGTGTTATTGGTGCCGATACTGATGATACTGATGTAAATTCAAAGTATCGTCGTAGTAAGGTAAGATTTGTTCATGATGACATTTATCCAGATCTTTTTAAAAAGATGTGGGATATGACCATTCAGGTAAATCGAGAGTGGTTTAATTTTCACATCGAAGATCTTCGATTCATGCAATATACAGAGTATGATGAAAGTTACAAAGGTGAGTATAAGAGACATCATGATGTTTTCTGGACAGAAAATCCACATAGAAAACTATCTGTAGTTTTACAACTCACGGATCCGTCTACATATGAAGGTGGGGACCTTGGGCTTGATGTTGAAGGAGAACCTCCATCCGATTACAAAGATCAGGGTACAGTCATCTGGTTTCCTTCATGGACACCACATTGGGTAACTCCTGTTACTAAAGGTAAAAGAAATAGTATTGTTTGTTGGTTTGAGGGGCCACATTGGAGATGAAAAAGTTTGTAGTATCACTTGAATCGAGACAAGAAAGACGCAGATGGTTTGATGACACAAATCATAGAAAGATAGAATATGAATTTTTCTCTGCAGTTGATGGATCGCGACTAGATTATCACTATCTGTGTCAAAACGGATATGATACTAACAAAAATTGGATTGATCCAATCCACAATACTCACATCACATCTGGTGAGGTGGGATGTTTCATTTCTCACTATATCTTGTGGAAAAAATGTATTGAACTAGATGAACCCATTATTATTTTTGAAGATGATGGTGTCATTACTGATAGATTCTCTGAAAAACGTGTTGAAGAGTTATTAGAGGACTATAATTTTGCATATCTTGGTTGGCTTGAGATGGAAAACTCAACGCCAATTGATGATGATTTGGTAGTTCCAAAATATCCATATTGGACTTTGGCATATGCACTTACACCTGAAGCTGCCAAGATTTTAGTTCAACCAAGACCACATAAACAAATCATCCCTGTTGATGAATACTTACCAACAATGATGAAGTCTCTGAATCCTTGTGGATTCAGAGATAATGTTGTAACTCCTGTTGGTAGAAATTTATTCCCCTCTGACGTTGATCCAATTGACAGATACAAATACTTCATTGATTTCAGGACTCATGTTGTCACTGTAGCTGATGATGAGTACAAGTGTAATTACTTGTATGAATCTGTAGGAAAGAATAATTTCAAGGTAAAGAATGTAGGTAAAGGTATTGAATGGAAAGGATCAGACATGTCTGGTCCAGGCGGTGGTCAGAAAGTAAATATACTTCGCAGTTATTTGAACAAACTACCAAATCATGATGTAGTTTTGTTCATGGATGGATTTGATACATTTGCTGCGTCAGATTTACAAGAAATTATTAGGAGATATCTGGAGTTTAAGTGCAAAGTATTATTTGCTGCAGAGAGATACCTTTGGCCTGATGAGTCTTTGGAGTTTCCTGAATGTGGCACTCCTTACAAATATCTGAATAGTGGATTATACATTGGTCGTGTAGATGAACTTAAAAAAATCTTTGCGGATCCAATTGAAGATCATGAAGATGATCAACTTTATTTCCAGAAAAAGTATTTGAGTGGTGAACATGACATCAAATTGGATCATGAATGTTATGTTTTCCAATGTAATGATCCAGATGTTCAGTTAAGTAAACTGCAACTTTACAATCCAAATACTTTCTGTTATCCATGTTTGTATCATGGTAATGGTGGAACCGAAGCTAAGGATCGGTTAGAAGATATTTTTGAGAGACTGTATGGTCACAGAATCAATTATCTAACTCCAAAGAAATACGAATACATCAATGACGATATGTTGTTGGTTGATTACATGACTCCTACAATGTGTGAGGATATGATTCGTCGTGCTGATGCAGATGGTGAGTGGGGTAGTCTTTCTTACGATAAGTTTCCTGCTCAAGAGATTCGATTGAAGAAACTTGGTTTGTGGGAAGAGTTACAGGAACATTGGAATGAAGTCATCAATCCAATCATCGAACATCATTGGAAACCCACACAAATGTATGGTATGCGTGATGCTTTTGTGATGAGATATTCTCTTGAGACACAAAAAGAATTAGCTTTACATACAGATGCTTCTCTTGTTACTGGATCTGTCAAACTTAATGATGACTATGAGGGTGGAGAGTTGATCTTCCCCAGACAAAAGATTAGTAATAAGAACTTGCCAATCGGTAAAATGTTGTTGTTCCCTGGTGCTGTGACACATGGACATGCTTGCACTGAACTACTTTCGGGTGTAAAATATAGTTTGACCATGTGGACTTCTCGTTATGAAGGAGATGTATTATGAACAATCTTGAAAAAATCAAAGAGTATTTGACTGATAGGTATAACGATTACAATGATGTTGATGATCAAAAGTCTATGGACATCATTGCAAATGTTTACTATTTCGTTGAAGAACTTGAAGATGAAGATCAACTGAATGCTCAAGTGAAACAACAGTTCATGAACCTTGTGACGGAACACATGGCAGAAAAAGCCCTAGGGGGCCTTGACAAGGACTCCTGACCTAGATATATTAGGACGGTGTTCACTTCAGACCAATGACCCAACTGTTGCAGAAGCGTCGTTATCTTGTCACTTTGGAACTTGAGATCCTGGATGATAGTCATCCTGAAGATTTCAATTGGGAAAATATGCTTGACATCCAAGGCGACGAAAGTGTACGTTTGGTAGACGTGTCTGAAGAAAACTCCGATATCGAGTGGTAATCAATGAATCTTTCTCTGCAAGAAGTCGAAGCTCTAATTACATCCCTGGAGGTATTATCTGGTTGGCATGAACGAAATCAAGAACAAATTTCACCAGGTACGAATTATTCAGAGTTGTATCAGAAACTAAAGGATTACCGAACCAAAATGACAGTCTGAGAACTGTCCACGGCCCTCGCCTAGAGGGTCGTTTTTTTGTATATTGGCCATGTTGACACGGAGGTGACTTGACCTACACTCTGCGACCCCACCAGCGCGAAGCAGTCAATGCAATGTGGAAGAACGACAAAGGTCAAGTGATCATCCCTACGGGTGGTGGCAAGACTATTTGTATGATTGATGACGCCATTACTAACATGGAAGTCCGTCATCATGGTCAGACTTTTGTTGTTGTTGCTCCTCGTATTCTGCTTGCAGAACAACTTTGCAAGGAGTTTCTTGAGTTGGTTTCTCCTGCTCACAATGCTCATGTGATGCACGTTCACAGTGGTGATGTTGAGTTCTTCCATACCACCAACCCTGAAAAGATTCACCTGTTCGCTAACACTGCCCGCACAGCAGGTGAGAACTGCATTATCTTTACCACGTATCACTCCCTGCACAAAGTTCAGCAGGCAGATATTGAAGTCAACACCATTTATTTCGATGAAGCTCACAACAGTGTGAGTCGTCAATTCTTCCCTGCGACTGAGTTCTTCAGTCATGAAGCTGGTCGTGCATTCTTCTTTACTGCCACTCCCAAACATTCTGTCACTATCTCCAAGCCTGGGATGAATGATCCTGAGGTTTATGGTCAGGTGATTGCAAATGTTCCTGCACCTAAATTAGTTGAGGAAGGTTACATCTTGCCTCCAAAGGTTGTGGTCAAGAATCTTCCAACTCATGAGTTTCAACTCTCTGACTCTCAGAATCTGATTGAGAGCATTGACGAGAATAGTGTAGATAAGATCCTGGTTGCTGCTCGTTCAACCAAACAAATCATCCGTTTGATGAGTCACTCTGACTTTCAGATTAAACTCACTCAACGTGGCTATTCTTGCATGTATATCACATCCAAGACTGGAGCTGTGATTGATGGTAAGAAAGTCTCCCGTGAACAATTCTTCAAGACTTTGAATGCTTGGGGTGTTGATCCTGAGAAAAAGTTTGTTGTTCTGCACCACTCTATTCTATCTGAAGGTATCAATGTCAAGGGTCTTGAAGCTGTTATCTTCATGCGGAACATGGATTACATCTCCCTGAGTCAATCTATCGGTCGTGTGATTCGTCTGGGTGACAAGTCTAAGACCTTTGGTCTCTGTGTTGTCCCTGTTTATGATCGTGTGGGTATCAGCACCTCCCGCAAACTGCAGGCCGTCGTTGATACTGTATTTGAGAAGGGAGACGCTGCAGTGTCGGTGGTCAAACGGTAAACCGGCCTAGTGACCCGCCATGGGTCGCCAGACCGTGTATATTGGCCATGTTGAGAGGAACACCAATGACCATCACTCAATCCAAACCACAATTTCTGACTGAAGCTCTTGTGGAGGTTCTGAACAATGAGTGGAAAGTTAATTCCATTGAATCTGGTAGTTCCGTTTACACTCAACTCGAAATTGAAGAAGGTCGAAAGTATATTAAAGTCTGGTCTTATCTTGTCGGTGATGAGGGACGAATCAGAGGACGTTCTTGCTGGATGTTCATTGACAAGAATACTGGTGAATGTTACAAACCCGCATCATGTAAAGCTCCTGCAAAAGGTGTTCGTTATTTGATCACTCAACTGATAGATAATCCTCACATTTGTGATTCTTACGGTTCTTTCCTTTATCTCTGATTTTAACAATGAACAAACTCTTCAATCTCTCCGAAAAAGTTGTCTACTTTGCTGTCACTATCGCAGCTGTAATTGTTGGACTCTCTCAGTTTGTCTATCGTGCATGGACTGAGAATGATGTTAATGAAACTATTCGTAAGTTTCTCAATCAACTTTTTACCTTGATTGAGAAGGTTGCTGCTGCAATTCGCACTGAAACTGAACTCGCAGAGGTGCAAACAAATGAGTAAGGACTTCAAACCCTATTCCCGAGTCTGTTTTGATGCTCTTCGTGCAAATGTTGACAACTGGAATGATCCTGCAAACCATCGGCCAATCACCAGAATCTTTTACGATCTGGTGTTCTGTTCTGGTCTCAACCACACTGGGCTAATCAGTGAGGAGGCACTCAACAACCCAACTCAACGTACAGATGATCATTGTCTGTCACCCCAGTTCATCTGTCGGATGATCATGGACAATCCAGATACATATTTGGATGACTATGATACTTTTGAGATGTTATTCTTCCTGTCAAGAACAACAATCAAGGTGACAAAAGAAGAGAATGATAAACTCAGTGCCCTGACTAAGAATGATGAAAGTGGATATAAAGTATTGGTCCCAACTAATTTGAAATACAAACATTTGGGAATCAAATTGTATAGGAAGAATGGACAAAGGTGGGCAAGTGCAGTAGAATGTGATGACAATGAGATCACACAAGCTCCCAGTGATCTCTTAGAATACGAACGTAAATTTCTTGTGTCATGAAACCCTTTGAAGAACAACGCAAAGATCGACTTGATGATTCCATTTGTGAATATCTTGAAGATGACAATCCATCACATTTCTGGGATGATTTGAATGAATGTCTAGATGGTTGGATTGCCCATCACAGACAACAGGTTGACAGAGCTTCACTAATTAAAAAGATGATTGGTGGTCATCGTCCACTGCAAATCCAACAGGATTTTGAAACACAAACTTCATTGTTACAGAAGAAAATTCCTGATCGATTCTAATGAAGAAACAAGAAATGCCTTCCATCCTGGGTAACACTCACCCAGGATGTTTTTATGGTCCCGATCATGAGTATGGGATTGTACCAATTGCAGGTAGTTCTCAATACATGATTCTAGGCCCTAATGGTGGTGCATGTGTTCAACTCAAAAAGTGTCGCACTGTTGAGACTGCGAAAAAATGGATAGACAAGAAATTAAAGAGTAAAAAATGACTCAACTAATTGAACCCACTGACCCAAGATACTTCAACTGCACATCAGATCTCCTCTACAACCGACATAAGTATAAGGTAGTGAACAACAACAAAGAATCTGTTGTTGTTGACAGTTGGGAAGTTGCCACTGAAATATGGTGGAACACTCCCAGATGGTTTATTTCACATATTGAGGTGCTTGATCATGAGTCAAAAGGTTTTGGTAACCGGCCATAAAGGTTTCATCGGTTCATATGTTTATCGTGATTTTGTTGAAACTCATGGTAACTGGGTGACAGGAATTGACCGACCAGATGACATAGAAAACTTTGACGGAGGAAACTACGATGTTGTCATTCACTTGGCTGCCCTTGCTAACATTCGTGATAGCCTCAAGAATCCAGAGAGTTTTTACATTAACAATGTTGTTAAAACTAAAAAGATTTTTGACTGGTGTAGGGAAACTAATACCCGTTTGTTGTACGCCTCTTCTAGTGCCGTTGATGGTAACTACTGGGACAATCCCTATGCAATGACTAAGTGGATCAATGAACAAATGGCCCCACCAAATAGTGTGGGGATGAGATTCACCACGGTTTATGGTCCTAACAGTCGTAAGGATATGTTGTACCGTATGTTGGAAGATCGTACCGCAACTTATATCACAAACCACAAACGCGACTGGATTCATGTAAGAGACGTTGCCCGTGCGATCCGATACCTGATGGCGAGTGATCTTACCGGCCCTGTCCCTGTCGGTACAGGAAATGGCGTTTATGTCACTGAGTTGGCTAAAAAGATGGGAATGGGTCACCTTCCCGTGACAGAACACACTCCAGGAGAGTCAGAAGACAACACAGCTGACACTACACTTCTCAGGAGCACTGGTTGGTTCCCAACACAACACGTTTTGCAATGAAAGTAAGTCTTGGACAAGGCACATATGTGATTGGTGATCGTCGAGAGATGATGACTGATGACGTTGATCCACTCTGGAGTGTTCCAGTTGAAAATGGTACATATACCGACCAATATGGGTCAAAGTATGTTATTACATGTGGAGAGATTGCTGTATGTCTAGCACAACTGATTAAACACCCACAAATTATTAAAAACTCAATTAAAGCGAATGGGTGTTGTGGGAGACAGGTCAACGGTCCTGGTTGGATCTTGGGATGGACACGGCAGTTTAGTGTATTGTGGTCTACCAAGCCATTCGAGGTTGATAACAGTAAATTACAAGTGGGGCCATTGACTCTGGTAGTGGACAGTTGATCAAACCGGCCACAAGACGTGCCAGGGGGCTCTCAGGGATGTATATTGGCCATGTTGAGAGGAACACTTGATGCATCCTTACTACACAACCAACTTCGCTGATCGTGAAATGTTTGCTTACAATGCAAACTATCAAAAAATGCAAGAAGAGAAAAAGACTGCAAAACAGGAACTTGATCGTATCCTGGCACAACCCGAAACACGGATTAAGTATGCCTTTGAGTTTATGAATGACTTTGGGTTTGATGATGAGGATGATTATAGTGAAGAAATCCGCACTAAGTGTTACAATGCCATTGCAGAATGGTCTGACAAACTGGACTGGTCCGAGTGTCACTTCTAGGGCTGTCCACCGTCTGATCACAGACCCCCAATTCAGTCTATACTAGCCAAGTAATCAAGGAAACACACCACATGCAACTCACTGCACAAGGCGGAAACATGGTTGTTGACTTCTATCCCGTCAAGTTTGCGGACGGTACGCTTCACACTCGTCAAGTCCTGAAGATTGTGACCTTTATGGGTGGCACTCAGTCCAAGACGATGATCAACAAGCGTGATATGGAGCAAGAGATTGATTCCCGTGTGAATGGTTATGGTTATGAGGTGACTGGTTTCAATGAGATTCCTCAACTGTTCAATTCTAGTCTGGGATGTGCCTGTTGAACTGATGGATAAAATAAAGATTATGTTATACTTTTTTGCACTACTGGTTATTCTATTCACCCAATTCTTCACATGATGAGTCAAGAGAATCGTGAGTTTGTGAATTTTCTTTTCGACAAACTTCTTTCCCATAGTGATACTGATATGATTGATTTACAGGACGATGATTCCTGTTGCGATCATCTAATGTTCTCTCAATTGGAGTTATTCTAATGGAAATGGTTGAACTGACTCAGAAAGAGATTCGTGTTCTATTGACACTGATGGAAACACTTGATTTAGAAACCATGGAATTATCGTCTACAATTTCCGAACTTGTTCATTTACATTCTAAGTTAACCAGTGCTCAAACGTTCTAAAATGAATGATGAAGACATTCGCCAGTTCCTCCAATCTTTCTCTGACTTCATGCAACATTCTGAAACCGAAATTCAAAAGCACGATGATTATCTCAAAGCAAAAGAGTATACCAATTCTCTCTTAGAAAAGAAGGCTGCAGAACTGGAGGTTACGGTGGATTATTATATGCAGGAGTTTCTATGAACCAAAAAGAAAAGATCATCCTGGCACAAATACAAATCAACAATCTAATCGAACTGACAAAGGACTTACAATACACGGCATTTATTGCATCACACTTATTACCAGTGAGGTATGAATTACAACGTCAAATGCATCTATTGACAGGAACTAATTATTATAATAGAATTGAGGAGTAATTTAAAAGACAAATGAAATCTTTATACATTGTTGATTACTGGGTGCCATTTCCTTCTTCTGAATATGGTGGTGTGATTAATCTCATTGCAGAGAGTGACACTGAGGCATTTGGTATTCTTGCCGATGAACAAACTTATGATGATGAATACAATCATTTAATCATGAGTAGTGTTGTTAATGCTCAAAGGTTTGAATTAAAAGATGATTATGAGTCTGGTATTATTGATTCGTTTACTACCTGAGGAACAATGACAGAAGACAAGCGTTATACACTGGAAGTAGAAGAGACTTCTGGTTGGTATAGTATTGTAGAGAACGTATCACAGGAGGATTGTAAGAGTGCCTATGACAAACAACTCAATCAAGGCGTCAATCCACAAAGATTGCGTATTCGAAGGATTGCCTAATGACTTCCCACACAAAGCACCCAAAGGATACAGATATGAGACGTTACAATTTAAACGTAATGTTATTTCAATTTGGACTGTATATGAGTCTGGGTTTGTTTACAATCATCATGATGAATGTTATTGTATCTGGGGATTCTACAATACAAAAGAACAACAATACTACGCCCCAATTAATTCATCAAAAATAGGTAGTAAGGTAGATGTAAAGGATACGACTCCTTATACCAGTATGCCATTAAATTTGAATCCTTTACAAGCAGCATTTGTATGAAGACCTATACTCCAAAGATCAATGATTATGTTAGATGGGAAAAGGGTAAGTTCTCCGTAGAAGGATGGGTTTACTTTGTTGATAGTGCTTATATTACCATTGAGATAGGAGTAAAGAGTAAGCACGATGAGGATATAAAACACTGTCCCATTCATAGGAAACATCATACACTGGTAGTA